CATCAATAACAGGATCACCTGTCACAAGAGCTGGTGGCGGAGGTGGTGCAAGTAACTATGTTAATTCCCCAATAAAAACTGGTACTGGAGGTGCTGGAGGCGGTGGAGCTGGAGGAAATGGACCCGGAACAACTTATCCCGGTGCTAGTGGTACAGCCAATACCGGTGGTGGTGGAGGTGGTTGGTCCGATGGTATTACCGGTTTCCAAAACTTTGGTGGTGGTGGTGGTGCCGGAGGTTATAGAAGTTCTGTACCCGGTGAAAGCTCTGGTGGTGGTGCATCGGCTGAATCAACACTTACTGTAGTTGGAGGTACAAACTATACTATTACAGTAGGAGCAGGAGGAGCAGGAGCATCTAGTCCGGCAAATACAACAAACGGAGGTTCTGGAGTGGTTATTACTAAAGAACCTGCAGTTAGTGCTATATCAGATTCTCAACCGGGAGTATGGAATTTAGATGAAGTTTATGACTTTGTAAAAGCAGGTACTTGGACAAATTAATTATATTATAAAAAATGAATCTCAAATATTATTATTGGTTCTTTAAGTCAGCCATACCTGAAAGAATATGTGATGAAATTGTTCGTTATGGTCAAGAACAAGAAAAACAAATGGCTCTTACAGGTGATTCACAAAAAGATAATCTTTCTAATTTAGAACTTAAAAACATTCAAAAAAAACGAAAGTCAGATGTAGTGTGGATGTCTGATAGATGGATATACAGAGAAATACAACCATACATATATGAAGCAAACACTTGTGCTGATTGGAACTTTGAGTGGGATTGGTCAGAAGCTTGTCAATTTACTGAATACAAAGAAGGACAGTTTTATGATTGGCATTGTGATTCATATATTGAACCTTATAATGAATCAGATAATCAGAATATACATGGTAAAATAAGAAAACTTAGTATGACTGTATCACTAACCAACCCTGAAGAATATGAGGGTGGAGATTTAGAGTTTGATTTTAGAGATACTGATAAAGGTTCACAACCAAGAATATGTGAAGAAATTAGAAAGAAAGGTAGTGTAATTGTTTTTCCTTCTTTTGTTTGGCACAGAGTTAAACCTGTAACAAAAGGAACACGACATTCCTTAGTATGTTGGAATTTAGGATACCCGTTTAAATGATTACTGAATTAAAAAATCCTGTAACAGAAGATTATAAAAAATTAAAAGAATTAGTATCAGGAAATAATTTTCCTTGGTATTACCTTGATAAAACTGTCTCTAATACAGATAAAAAAGACATGGGGTTTTTTGCTCATTGTCTGCTAGGTAGACCAACACATGAAGTTGATGGAAAAAAAGTACCTGCTATACCTGAAAGTTCTTCATCTTATTTTCATCAATGTTATTTTATTTTAAAAGAAATACTTGATTTTAATAATATTGATTTTGAAGTTATGTATCGTATGAATATTAACATGACACCACATAGTAATATAAAATATAGTGTTCCACATATAGATTTAAACTTACCACATAAAGTTGTTATAGTTTATCTAAGTAAATTTTCAAAAGGAAGAACAATAGTTTTAGGAAAAGATAAAGAAAAGTTTTATTCAAATCCAAAAGAAGATAATGTAATTATGTTTGATGGCAAACTAACACACTATCAAGAGTGTCCTGACATAGATGAAAAAAGAATAGTTATGGTTGCAAATTTTCAATAGGAGTTACTAATGAGTTTTAAAAAAAATGGATACCAACTAATAAAAGGTGCTATATCAAAAGAATTAGCAGATTTTTGCTATCAATACTTTTTGAATAAACGAGCAGTAGCAAAATATTTGTTTGATGAAAAATATATATCACCGTTTACTGAATACTTTGGAGTTTGGAATGACTCGCAAGTACCAGAAACATATTCACACTATGCTGATATAGTTATGGAAACTTTATTACAACAAGTAAAACCGATCATGGAAAAGAAATCAGAAACCAAACTTATTGAAACTTATTCTTATGCAAGAATATATAAAAAAGGTGATGAGTTAAAAAGACACAAAGATAGATATTCTTGTGAAATATCTACGACCATGAATTTAGGTGGCGATGATTGGCCTATATTTTTAGAACCTGATATTAAAGTAAATTTAAAACCAGGAGATATGCTTATGTACCGTGGTTGCGAATTAGAGCATTGGCGTGAACCGTTTACAGGTGAAAATTGCGGACAAGTTTTTTTACACTACAACGATGCAAGTGGCAAAGATGCTCAAAAAAATAAGTTTGATGGAAGATCTATTATTGGATTACCGTCTTACTTTAAAACATGAACTTTATAGGACAATATCAAATAAGTGAAGAAGCTGTTGATGAGCTTTTAGATTATTGGCATAAAAATAAATCTAAAGCAGAATTAGGTCTTGTTGGTAATGGTAAGTTAGATGAAGGTATAAAAAAATCATTAGAAATTATGATAGCACCTGAAGAGCTTACAAAATTTTTGTATAAAGATGAGTTATTAAACTGTGTAAAACAATATACCTCAGAGTATAAATTTGCTAACGAAGTAGCATTTTACGGTATAAATCATGGCACTAAAATACAATATTATGATAAGGGCTGGGGTTTTTATAAATGGCATATTGAGAATGACGGTGATCCTAATGTTGTAAATAGACACTTAGTTTTTAACACGTATTTAAATAATGTTGAAAATGGAGGCACAGAATTTTTATATCAAGATTGTATTACTAAGGCTACAAAAGGCTCAACAATAATTTTTCCTGCGGGTTGGACACACGCTCATAGGGGACAAATATCTCAAAACCAAGAAAAATATATAATTACAGGATGGTTCAATTTTATTCAGTAAGATTGCGATAAGGAGTTTTTGCACTATAATAATATTTAACTTTGAATACAAATTAAATAAAGGAGAATTAAATGAGTTTTTTAAAAAGATTATGGGGAAATTTGACTAATACAGAAGAAGTAAAAGTTAGAACACGTAACAAAAAAGGTCATTATGTAGCTGACGATAAATCTACACCAGATGTAAATGAAGCTTGGACCACAAAAAGAGTCAAAAAAACATCTAAAAAGTAATGGCTAAATCACCTGATGCGTTTGTTTATAACGCTACCCTAGAACGTATTGTTGATGGTGACACCTTTGATTGTTGTCTTGATCTTGGATTTGATGTAAAACTTCATAAACAACGTGTTAGGTTAGCAGGAATAGATACACCAGAAAGTAGAACAAGGGATCTTGCAGAAAAAAAACTCGGCCTTGCTGCTAAATCAAGGTTACAAGAACTTTGTATTGGCGATATTAAAGTCAAGTCATTAGGTAAAGGTAAGTACGGAAGAATACTTGGAATACCATATACTGAAGATGGTAGAGATATATGCCAAGTATTAATAAAAGAAGGTCATGCAGTTGAGTATAACGGAGGCAAAAAAACAAAAGTTTGGGGTGATTACTAATGGAGTCAGTAGTCACACTAATACAAGAGGTTGGATTTCCCATAGCAGCTGCTCTTGGTCTAGGGTGGTTTATTTATAAATTAATAATGCGTATTGTTGACGGTATGGAGACAAAATTAGATACCGTTGATGAAAAAGTTGAGGGTCAAATTGCAGCTATTGAAGAACGATTAGGCACCAAACTTGACTCGCAACATGGTATTTTAGTAGCATTAATAGATAGAATACGCAGTTTAGATAACGAAATCATCAGACAAGATACTCTTATAAAAACAATATTAGGTGTGCCACAGTTAATAGATAGCAATAAAATAGCTAAAGCAGATAGAGATGACCAAAGAAAAGATTGATAAAGAAGAATTAGAAAGATATAGACTTACTTTAACTATTGTTTTTATAGGTTTTGTATTATTTTGTGGAATTATTGTTGTAAATTTACAAGCAGATACGATCACGCATAAATTTAAAAACCCATCTTTTAGTGGCATTAATACCTCTTCACATTATTTGACTATAGAAAACCAAGAGTTTAATAGAAAAATGAGTATTAAAGAAGAAATAAAAGCTATACAAGAACAGCTAGAAAGAG